TAGACAAGCCTTTGAAGATGCTAAAACACTTCTAACTAACATTCACGGTGGCTGCACAGCTTATCACAGTGTCGGACACTGGAACAATGAAGGTACTAACACTGATGGTACTACTAACTCTGTGCAAATGCGTGAAGAAGTCTGGGTTGTTCGCGTTGTATCTGATGACCCCACATTCTCTGGCCTCAATCTAATTGAAGCTGAACTATTCAAACGTAACGAGAAATGTGTCATGTCAACCACTCAAGAAATATCAGCGAGGTTCAACTATGACAATGCTAGTGTTCTATAAAACCAAAAAACAACTCAAAGAATCTATTGGACAACCACTAAAATACCAAGAAACAAGTATGTTTGGTAACGAATACAAAAGTGATGGATCATTTGTAGTTGCACACCGTCCTGCTATCATAGGAAAAGGTGGACGAGAGTTCTTTGCAAATGTAACTATGGAAAACAACCTTATCAAAGGTGTATCATAATGACAGCTGATTATGTTTATCCAAGACTAGATGGTGGTACTACACTATGCTATGGTGTCGTAGAAGAGGATAGTAATTTCTCTGTTGTATGTAGTGATGAGAACATGGATGGTATCTGGGCTGGTGATATTGACTTCGTACCAACAGACTGGAAAAGTGTATGCCAATATCTTGAGCAATACTATGACACTAAGATTGAACAGTTAGAAACCTGTTAGGGAATTGACAAGGAGATTGAGAATGTTTGACATAGGTAAATCATACAGCGTACTCGTATGGGATATGCCTGTCAGTGTATTTGACAACGAACTGGATGACTACATTCGTAATGAAGATGGCACAGTCAAGCTGTTCAACATACCTAACTATGACTACTCATACATCTGTGATGGCATAGATGTAGATGACCTGTATGAACGTGAAGAAGGAGATAGGTATGACTAAACAAGACTTTGAGTTCTTTGCTAAGTTTGCTGTAGATCACAACCTATCAGATACAGCTATAGATCAACTACTAGAATTATTCATTGCTCGTAATGATAGATTCTCACAGAAAATGTGGTGGAAACGTTTCCATTACTTGGAGAAACAAAATGGGTAAAATAAAAGAAATCCATATGAGCATTCAAGAAATGATAGATCAAGAAGTATACAATGAATGGGTCATGGTCGAAGACTACATTGCAGAATCAAAAGAATATATAAAAGTACACGTAAAAGACCTTGTAAACTTTCAACTACAAAACATTGGTCTTACGATGTCTCAAGATGAAATCCAAGATATGGTAGAAGACGCAATCAATTCAATTTATGGAGCATAGCATGAAGCTACGATTTGATGTATACACTAATAATATCAAAGATGCAAAAACAGCATTCAGTGATCTAACAGTATACTGTAAAGACCTAACCCTAAGTAAAGGTAAACGTTACAATAGTGACACTGAGTACTACAACGTATATGGTTGTATTGATACAGCAGATATTGCAGTATTACATGACGCCTTTTCAGAATCATTTGTCGATGACTCTTGTGATCTGTAATGGTAGAAGCTAATATAGAAAACGTATACGCTGAAGCCGATGGTAAAATTGCCATTGACTTCGGTGGTGAAGAAGTGCTTCTCACACATGATGAAGCTATCGGACTATACATTGACCTAGGCTTCGTACTGCAAGACCTAGATGCAACATTTACAACTCAATAGAAAGTTATTATTATGCAAAAAGCAATCACAGCTAAAATTATCGTAAACCCTATTGGTCGGCAGAACCTGCAGTTTCGCCGTACAACTAACCAATATGGCCCTAAGGGTTCTTTCTCAAGCAACCAAGGATACTTGTCTGTATCACGGTTAGCTGCAGGTAGCCCTAACGGTACTGGTGGTAACTTCTGTAGCCGCCCTAAAGTATAACCAAAAATCCCTAGGTACACTTACATGTGTACTTAGGGACTCTTTTATTTTATTTTAGGTAACCGACAAAACGCATATGCATCTTTTTTGGGTAACCGACAAAATGCATCAGTGCCGTGGTTGCGCCTGATCCGATGCAGCTTGATCTAATAGCTCTTGCAGTTCCTCATCAGATAAATCTTCAGCCTGTATTTCTACATTGGTCTGATCAATACGTGCAAGCTTAGGTGCTTCAAACTCTGCAAGAGTCTTTGCAATCTCTAATGCTGTATCAAGATCATCTTTTGCTACTGCTTTAATCATCATAACTTTAAGAACATCTATAGATGTCATATCTGTTGAATCAAGAACATCTGTTTTATACAGTTTCCATTCAGCCATAGACATCTTAGCAGCTTCACGAGCCTCTTTGTTAGCCTTACGTGTTGCTACACCTTTCTTTTGGGCTTCTCTAGCAGACTCAGTAGTCCACCCATCAGCAAGGTTTTTCAAACTCTTTTTATTAAAAGGCATTGTCTTCTCCATAAATTCTATATACCCCTTATAGGTATATCTTTTATGCCGAGGACAAGCCTCGTCATCAATAAGGTATAATTCTATAAGGGGTATATATAATTACTATGAATTTCAATGATTATCAAACAAAAGCTATTACTACAGCTGTCTATCCAAAACATCAAGCACTTCCGTACTTGGCATTAGGTTTGTCAGGAGAGGCTGCAGAAGTCGCAAACAAAGTGAAGAAGATTCTTCGTGGAGATTACGACAATGACCCAACAAAAGCAGAAGAAGCCCTGGTCTCTATTAGTAAAGAACTTGGTGATACTCTTTGGTATCTCGCTGTTCTTGCCTCAGAGCTTGACACTGACCTTTCTACTATTGCTGCTGCTAATCTGGATAAACTAGCTTCACGTAAACAAGAAGGGACACTAAAAGGATCAGGAGATGAACGTTAATCATGAACCACATGAAGCATTTATGAAAAGGATGAGTAAAGAAATGGATGCTAAATCAAGACAAGTAGATGGTGACCACTATCAACTACCAATACAACCAATAGATTTCATTGTTAAAAACAATATACCATTTAGGGAAGCAAACGTTATCAAGTATATCGTTAGGCATAAGAATAAAAACGGTAAAAAAGATATTGAGAAAGCTATGCATTATTTACAAATGATACTGGAGGATTATGATGTTACTACATGAGTTTTACAGTGATGATGACTGTTCACGTGGTGATTCAAGTTATCGTAAAGCATTAGTATTCAAAGAACCCGATGGTTCATATACTGTCACAATGGTACAAGACGCAGCGATCATTGAAGAACGTAACATCAAAGGACACTCAGAGCAATACGCAGAAGACTGTGCAGAAAACTGGGTACTTGGCGTTATAAAATGAAACAGAACAGAAACAAATTAGATCACATAACAGATAAACCATTTAAAAAAGTAACATGTATAATGTGTAACAAAACCTTTTCCACTATGGCTATTGATAACCGATCTAAAATCTGTCCCAAATGCGACATAGAGAAAGTAGAAAACAGTGAATGAAGATGTAAGTAAAACAGTATTAAAAATCAGAAGACGCAGAGAAATACTAGACCGTTACAAAATAGGTAAAGGTTGTATTGACTGTGGTTACAACAGTAATCCATATGCTCTTCAATGGGATCACAGAGATCCGTCAGATAAAATATTCACACCTCATCGAATGGCCTCTTACAGTATTAAGAACATCATCCTTGAGGCCCGTAAGTGCGACATCCGTTGCGCTAACTGTCACACAATCAGGTCAGTGAAAGAAAAACACTACCTAGAAAGAAAAGTTTATGAAACTAGTATATGATATTGAAACAGACGGTATTGATGCAACAAAAGTATGGTGTCTTGTAGCTTACAATCTGGACACAGGTACTACATACAAATTCAGTGATTACGATGACTCTCTTCCAGGAATGGACGATGGTTGTGCCGTATTGAACAATGCAGAAGTCCTCATTGGTCATAATATTATTGGCTTTGATAATTTAATTATGGAAAAGCTATACGGTTTGAAACTAAATGACAAGAAAGTGTACGACACTTGGGTCATGTCTCAAGTATTACAGTACAAAAGGCAACACAAACATGGTCTAGCAGGTTGGGGTGAACATCTTAACAACTCAAAGATCTCTTTTGATGACTGGGATAAGTACTCTAAAGAAATGCTACGGTACTGTGTACAGGACGTAATGTTAAACGTAAATGTATTCAACACCCTAATGGCAGAATACAAACGTATTGCTGCTAAACGTCCTACAATAAAAGAGGGTTTACTTATTGAGCATGATACAGCTAAGTTCAATGCCCGTGTAAAGACCCGTGGTTGGAACTTTGACAAGACAAAAGCTAAAAAGAACCTTAAGCTTATGGAAACACGTATGTCTGAGATTGAAAAGATAATACATCCACAATTGGGTACACATAAAGTATTCATTGATAAGATCAAAAAGTTTCCTAAGTACAAAAAGAATGGTGACTACACCACAGTAAGTGCACGTTTGTTATCTGACTACTACGGTAAAGAAATTAAACAAACAGACATTCATGTACACCCAGCAGGAGAACCATTCCAACGTTTTACTGTAGAACAAATAACACTTGGCTCTATGGAACTTGTTAAGGAATGGTTGTTGACTATCGGATGGAAACCTGACGAATACAATCGTAAGAAAGTTGGTCGTGAATGGGTAACCGTAGGTCCTAAGATTACTGATACATCTTTAAGTAAACTAGGTGACATTGGTAAAATGATTAGTGAGTACTACACCTTACGTAATCGTAGTTCTGTAATCAAAGGCTGGCTTGAGGTTCTTCATGATGGACGTATCCACGGTAACATGTGGACTATCGGTACTCAAACATTCCGTTGTCGTCACGAGGTCATCGTGAATCTTCCAGGTGTTAATGCACCCTGGGGTAAAGAGTTACGTGAACTATTCATTCCTGATGATAACTGGAAAGTTGTTGGTGCAGATAGCTCTGGTAACCAATTACGTGGCCTATGTCATTACGTAGGTAACGAAGACTTTACCAATGAGGTTATCTATGGTGACCAACATCAACGTAATGCAGATGCCCTAGGTTGTGATAGACCTACAGCAAAGAACTATCTCTATGCTTATCTCTTTGGTGCTGGTGATGCTAAGCTGGGTTCTATCCTTACAGGTAAACCTAATGCTAACGCTGGTAAGAAGTCACGTGAAGACTTTGCTAAAGGTATCAAAGGGTTAAAAGAACTTAAGGATAAACTAGGTGAAGTCTGGCGCAGCACACAGTATGCTTCAGGTGAGGGTTGGTTCCCTGGTCTTGATGGTAGACCTGTGTTTGTCTCTGGAGAATATCAAGCTCTTAACTACTTACTGCAAACTGCAGAGGGTATCACTTGTAAGTCTGCTTTGTCATACTCTATGAATAAGATTGATGAAGAAGGTCTACGTGCAGAACCACGCTTGTTCTATCACGATGAGATTGCTTACGTTGCACATCCAGATGATGCTGATCGTGTAGGTGAAATCTTACAAGAGTCATTCAAGAAAGGACCAGAGATGTTTGGTGTTACTTGTATGGAAGGTGGTGATTATGTTATCGGAAACAGTTATGCAGACGTACATTAATAATATAAAAGAGAGGCCTTATGAAAACTCAATTGAGCACCCAGGATACCTTGTATCTTACCACCCCAAGCCTAAAGAACTTATGCCCAGAGAGTGGTTCAATATACTATCTCGCTGGTATACTTCACAAGGTTACATCGTCCTTCATAAACTCGCAGCAGTTGAGTACGAAAAAGATAAATGGGACCCCTACCCATTAGAAAACAAGGTAAAACATTGGGGTGTAGAAATAATTTATAGATAAAGGAAACAAAATGGCAATAGCATTAGTTGATGCTGACTCTATATACTTCAGGGCTGCTTACAGTAACCCTAATAATCTAGAGATCCGTAAGATTATTGATAGAACAATGAGGGAATGTATCTCCTACGCCTTCTCAGGGCCTCAGGAGTACCGTGTAGCCCTTAAGGGTAGGGGGAACTACCGGAAAGGTCTTTACCCCGACTACAAGGGCACCAGACCCCCATTACCAAACGATCTAAAAGAAGCCCTTAACTATGGTCATGATTACATGAAAGAGAAATGGGGTGGTATTGAAGCTGACGGTATGGAAGCTGACGATCTTGTTTGTATCTGGGCATATGAAGCTAGAGAAATGGAACTAGACTTTGTTGTTTGTGGTATCGATAAAGATCTTAAACAAATACCAGGTCATCATTACAATTACTCTAAGAAAACACATGAGTTTGTTGATGATGACAAAGCAGAGATGAACTTAATGTTACAATGTCTAACAGGTGACACGAGTGATAACATCCCTGGGATCAATGGTATTGGGCCAAAAAAAGCTGCTAAGATACTTGAGGGAATCCCAGCAGGTCAACGATGGGCAGCTGTTGAAAAGGCTTGGAAGGAACACAATGCAGGTGACCCTTGGCTTAGTCGTAAACTACTTACTATGTTGACAACATGGGAAGAACTAGAGGAAATGAGTAAGTATGTACAAGATGAGTCACTACTTCTCCCTGAAACCACTGAGTGCAAACAAGATGTGGAACCGGAGGGGGAAGACAACGTTCAAGTCAGCGGATTATCTACAGTATCAGAATGATATCCGTGATCAACTAATCGGAACTGACTGGCCCTTCGGGTCTGGTCAGGTATCCTTTAACATTATAGCAGGTCTATCTAATCGTGGAGCAGACCTAGATAATGTAATCAAACCAATACTAGATACATATCAAGGAGTGTATGAGGAATTCAATGACAATAAAGTTTACAACATCGAACTTGAAAAGCGAATCGTTAAACGAGGAGGAGAGTTCCTTGACATCAGAATACGAGAGTATGAAGGTGATCAAGCAACAGAGACTCAACAAGAAACGAGAAGCGAGTTACAAGAGGAAACTAAATCGTCAAGCTAAAGAAGAAAGATGGAACTAAATGAATGAACGAAGATATACTAAAGGACCCTGCCCATTCCCTGAATGTGGTAGCTCCGATGCATTCACAACATACACTGATGGGGTAGGTCACTGCTTCAGCTGTGGAAAATCAAAGAAAGTAAATACAAACATGGATAGTTATGAACCTACCACCTTTACTGAGCTTACTAAGTTCTCCGATATCAGTTCTTATCGTAGCTACCCTGTTACTTCTCGTGGTATCTCTCAAGAAGTAATAGATCACTTCGGTATTAAAATGAGTGTAACAGATACAGGTACGCCTGAAGCACACTTTTATCCGTACACAAAACATGGTATCACTGTCGCATACAAAGAACGCAAGCTACCAAAAGAGTTCAAGACTCATGGTGACTTCAAAGACTGTGAACTGTTTGGTCAGTCTTCTTGTGTCGCTGGTAAACACAGATTGGTTATCACTGAAGGCGAACTAGATGCCTGTGCGGTAGCCCAAAGTATGCTGAGTACCAGTAAGAAGATCTGGAATGTTGTGTCAATCCCATCAGCATCTAATCTAAGAGGTCTTCTAGAACAACGTGACTGGATTAACTCATTCAAAGAGATTGTACTTTGTTTTGATCAAGATGATGCAGGTCAGAAAGCACAAGATGCTGCAGCTAAAATGTTTAGTGCTGGTAAAGTAAAAGTTGCTAAGCTTCAAGAGAAAGATCCATGTGAAGTACTGATAAAGCATGGACCAAAGTCTCTTAATGATGCTATCTTTACTGCTCAAGTCTGGTCACCTGCAGGTATTGTAACAGGTGAAGCAGTATGGGAACAATTCAAATCAAGACAAAACATAGAGTCTGTACCATATCCTGATTGCATGAGTGGACTCAATGAAAAGCTAAAGGGGATACGCTATGGTGAGATTACTCTGTTTACCTCTGGCACTGGTAGTGGTAAGTCTACTGTCATTAAAGAGATTGTTCTTGACCTTCTTGCTAAGACAAGTGATAAGGTTGGACTCATTAGTCTGGAAGAAAGTGTTGGAGATACAGCCGAAAAGTTTATCTCAATGCAACTTAAACGTAACATCATGGATCCTCCACCAACTAGTGAAGAGGAACTTAGACGCGGATACGAAGCTGTGTTCGGTGACGAGCGACTGGTTCTCTTGGATCACCAAGGCTCCGTTGGGGACTCATCTCTTATCGATAAGATCGAATACATGGCCCTTATGGGTTGCAAGTACCTCGTTCTTGACCACATCACTATCGCGGTATCAGAAGGTTCTGAAGGACTATCTGGTAACGAAGCGGTAGATAAAGTAATGTCTGACCTATTGAAGGTTGTAAAGAAACACAATGTATGGTTGGGTCTCATCTCACACCTACGCAAAGCCCAAGGGGGTAAGAGTTTTGAAGAAGGGAACATCGCATCTATCGATGATATCAAAGGCAGTGGTTCGATCAAGCAGATCTCGTTCGACATCATTGCCTTCTCAAGAAACCTTGTCGCAGAGTCAGAGTCAGAACGAAACACAATCAAGTTCAAGGTACTCAAGTCTAGATTCACCGGACTTACAGGACCTGCCGGAAGTTCTACGTACAACAATAAGACAACAAGACTAGTATCTTCAGGAGGATTTGATGAATACTTCACAATTTGAAGTAACACTGATTGATAGTATGGGGAGTGACCTAGCAGTAGTTAATGCTGCTAGAGTCTCCTTTAATAAACAACGATCAGAGTATACTGATGGAGATAAAAGATTAATCCAGTACCTTGCACAACATGGGCACTGGACACCCTTCAGTCAAGTACAATATCAAGTACGTATTAAAGCCCCTATCTTTGTGGCTCGACAATGGTTCAAACATATGGTTGGTATTACACGTAATGAAGTATCCCGAAGATATGTTGACAGTACACCAGAGTTCTACGAACCTACCACATGGAGAGCTAAACCAACAGATGGGGCTAAGCAAGGATCCAGTGGTGCTTCTGAGTCCCAGTAC